CGTCATTGCGCAACACCAACGCCTTCTTGACAGGCTCAGGAAACGCAGCACCGCACGCAGGGCAGGTCATCGCAGAGATGTGCACCAGCTCCCCGCACGCATCGCAAACCTTCACTGGTGCCTCACCCTCCCCATCGCCTGCCGACTTCTTCGGCGGCTGCACGTTGGTGATCGGGCCGTGCATCTCAACCACCCCGGCGAAGTCCAGCACCAAGCAGTGATCGGCCTGAGACTTGACCCGCATTCCACGGCCAGCCATCTGCACGTACAGGCTCGCGCTCATGGTAGGGCGCATCATCACCACCACATCGATATCGGGGTAGTCAAACCCGGTGGTCAACACGTTGGCGTTGGTCAAGGCACGCAAGCGCCCAGCCTTAAAGTCGACCAGGATGCGCTCGCGCTCTTTCTTAGGCGTCTCCCCGGTCACGCACTCAGCGGCCACCCCGTGCTCACGCAGCACCTCGGCCACGTGTTGCGCATGAGCAACACCAGCACAAAAGAACAGCCACGCCTTGCGCTCCCCGGCCAGCGTCATCACCTCGCGCACCACGGCATGGTTTTGGTCATCCGTGTCCACGGCAGCTTGCAGCTCGGACTCAATGAACTCGCCCCCGCGCTTTTTGACCCCGGTGGTGTCCAGCTTGGCCTTGGTGACTTTAGAGCGCAGCGTTGACAGATAGCCTTTGAACACCAGTTCCTCGATGCTCACAGGTGTCAATAAATCGTCAAACATCGCAGGCTTGTCGGTTATCAGGCCATGCCCCAAGCGGTACGGCGTGGCCGTCAAACCAATCACGCGCAAGTTTGGGTTGATGGCCTTCAACTCGGCCAGCAGCTTGCGGTAACCGCCCTCGTCCTTGTGGTTGACAAGGTGGCACTCATCAATGATCATCAGGTCGATGTGGCCCAGCTCCCGCGACTTGGTGCGCACCGACTGGATGCCAGCAAACGTGATCGGCTCTCCCAAGTCCTTGCGGCCGATGCTGGCGCTGTAAATGCCCATCGGGGCACCAGGCCAGTGCTGGCGCATCTTCTCGGCGTTTTGCTCGATCAGCTCCTTGACATGGGTCAGCATCAGCACGCGGGTCTCGGGCCAGTTCTGCAAGGCATCCTTGCACAGTGCGGCCACAATGTGACTCTTGCCAGAGCCGGTCGGCAGCACCAGGCATGGATTGCCCTCGTTGCCAGCTTCAAACCAGGCGTAAAGCTGGTCGATCGTGCGTTGTTGGTATTCACGTAGCATCAGGCCACCACCCTCGCGCCCCAAGTCCTGCGCATGTCAGCAATCACAGGATCACCACCAGCGCACGCTGCCGGGTTGGCCAGCAGCTCACGCGAACTGAACACGCCCTCAATCTCAGGATCGCCATTGGCCACATTCACCCCGTTGATCTCGTAAACAGCGGTGCACTCGTCCGGCCCATCCTTGCGCTGCCACGGCACCAGGTCGGGGTGCAGGACATGGCCCTCGCAGCCCTTGTGCTGGGCCTCAACAGGGATCACGTCATCCCACTTGCCGCAGTGCCAAGTCGAGTCTGACAGCGGCGTTGACAGGGCGCAGGTGCGGCAGTTCACATGCTGCGTTGTTTTGGTGTACGCGCAGAACTGCGAAGCCTCGCAGAACTTGCATTGATACCAAGTGGCAGGATCGGCACTGATTGGCTCGGGCATCCGGTCCAACAGGGCGATCCTCTGGCCCCTTTGGATTGCAGGCAGCGCCACATCATTGTCAAACTTTACGCGCTCGGTGTGGATGCGGTCGTCATCCTTGCACACGGCCAGATACAGCGCACGATCCAGACCAGTCCCGGCCATGTAGACCTGCATCTGCACAAAATGCTCGGGCTTGGCCTTCTCCACGCCATCCTTTACCAGCGCATCAAAGGATTTTTTGGAGTGCGTCTTGAATTCGGCCACATGCTTGGTCTTGGGCGCATCAGGCACGCCAGCGTCAATGATCGCGTCCAAGCTCCCAGACACATGGCCGCCAAAGTCCACGCGGTGCTGGCTCGACACCTTGCGAACGTCCATGCCAATTGCTCGCAGGTCGCTGATGATGTTGGCTTCTTCTTGGTGGCCACGCCTGAACAACCGCAGGATGCGCCCAGGGAATGACGGCTGCACAGCCCATCGGAACGACAGCCACAGCCACCGATCACACGGGTGGCCCAGCGCACTGACCCCCATGTGTGGGCGCGGCAGCTCGGCCTTGGCCTCATGCGCTTTGTCAATCAGGGCTTGGATGTTATGCTCGCTCTCTGGCATCTTCATGGCTTTCTCCTGAGTGATTGCCCGGACTTTGGGTTAGGGGTTCTTGGCCGGTCCGGGCGTTTTTTTTCTTACTTCTTAGCCCAAGGTGGCGCGGCCTTGGATGCCGCAGCAGGCGCACCAGATGCTGGCACAGAGGCCGCAACAGGCGCTGCACTACCATTCACCGACCGAAAGCCCTTGACCTCGTTGCTGGCCCCGTATTGGGCGTCCTGCTTCACGTCCAGCTTGATGCAGATGTGACCACCGATCAGTTGGTCGGTGTCGGTCACTCGGGCCAGGCCAATCGCACGCATGATGTCGCCCAACTGCTGGCGGCCAATCTCCTCGGCCTTGCTGTTGGCGTTCTTGATGTTCAGATTGCCAAACACCACGCGCCCTTGGTGCGTTGGGCCTGTCACGTCATAGCGCAGCTTGATGTACTGGCCCGTGCCGGACTTGGTGTCCTTCAGTTCGGCTTGGCTCACGGTCACGTTGTACCAGCCAGCAGGCAGGGGCTCAAAGTTGCCAGTGCCTTGCGGCAGCTCGTTGACGTCAAATGCTTCGTTCAAAAATGCCATGATTTACTCCTTGGGGGTGATTGAAAAAGAGGCACGGCCAGGCTTGGCCGTAATTGCACCGGCCAATGGGCCTGTGATCGTTTCGTCGGCAGCTTTCCATGCCGACATGTTCAGCTCAGGCTTCCAGCGGAACAGCGTTGCAAGGTGGTCAGTCAGCCCATGCTCGGCGGCCAGCTCTTGCACTTTGTCACCGTCAACCTTGCGGTCGATCCGGCCAGCGATTTTGATGACGTACTGCCCAGGCTCGACGGTCTCGGTGCCGTCCAAGTTGTCGGCAATACGTGCCAGCTTCTTGATGTGGTCTTCAACAATTCGGCGATCTTCTGTTGCATCTTTTTCCGCTTGCTTTGCACGCAGCCACATCTGGGCCAGCTCGTTCATGTTGGTGGTTTCAAGCGCGATGATCATGCCTTCCCCCCAATCTTGGCAATGATCGCGCCCATGTCAGGCGCTTCCCAGACCGACAGCTTGCCCGAGCGATCCTTGGCCAGCCAGAGGCCGTCAGAGTCGCACATCAGGGCACGTTGGGTCACGCCCTCAGCATCGCGTTCGACACGCAGGGCAAAAACTTCGTCCACCAGATACGGAATTTGTTGAGCCAGCTTATTGCCAGGCATTGATGGACTGTAAAGAACGCGCCCCATTTCATCCTGAGACTTTTCGCACTTTGCAGAAAAATAAACATGCTTGCCCTGCAAATCACGAAACGCACGCATGATCTCAATGACCTGCACTTGCATTTCACCGTAAGCGGCGCGGCCATCTTTGTTGACGCGCTTTTCATGAGCCAACACCACTTCAGCAATTTCGCTGATTGAATCAATCGCCACTGATTGAAAGCCTTTTGCTTCAGCACTTTCAGCCACCCACATGTAGGCCTCTTTCAAGGCGTCCATGGTGCTAACTTCAATAAAAGGCAGGGCGCTGTCACTGATTGAAAGCAAGCCACCTTCGGCGCTGATGATCACGGGATCAGGCAGCGTCGTAATCAAACTGGTCTTGCCAGCACCCGCTTGACCATACACCACAATCTTGACGCCATTGCTGTGCGCGTCAGATGTGCTTCGCAAGTTAATTGCCATTTCACTCTCCAAATTTGCACCCGTCTGGAAATCAGTTCGGTGCATGGCTTGAATCATACACCTTACTTATGCTAAGATGCAAGCATGAAAGCAAATAAATTTTTACTGATTTCAAAAAAAGAAGCCGCCTTGGCAGATCTTCCAAGGTATTTCACGGGTGTGGCCTGCAAGCGTGGCCACATAGTAGAAAGAAGAACATCAACAGGAGACTGTGTGGAGTGCTCAAAGGTAAGGCAGCAAACAGATCAAAAGCGACAGTACAAAAAAGACCACTACAAGAAAAACAAAGAGCAAGTTTTGCGTAGGGCAAAAATTCATTACGAAAAGAACAGAACCGAAAAAATTGCTTATGCCGTTGACTATCAGCGCCAGAACATCAAAAAGATATATCAACGAAACAAGATTGCGCTTGAGCAAAGAATTAAAGACAGTCCATGGCTTGCAATGCACTTGAGGCTTAGGTCAGGCATCAGCCAAGCCTTGCGGCGCACTGGCAGCGGTCAAAAACCAAGCCGAACAATGAACATCATTGGATGCTCGCACGCACAACTTAAAGAGCACATAGAAAAACAATTTTTGAAAGGAATGACATGGGATAACAGAGATCAATGGCACATTGACCACATTACGCCAATTTCCAAAGCAACGTGCGAACAAGATGTTCTTGCGCTGTATCACTTCACAAATCTGCGCCCAATGTGGGCAGCAGACAACATTCGCAAATCAAACAAGGAAATGTTTTTGATATGAGCAACAAAAAAGACAACCAACTCGAAGAAATTAAGACAGCTCTCAAAGACCGGAACTTGACTTCTGTTTCAGAGGCTACGGGCCTGAATCCTCACACCATTTACCGACTGGTCAACGGAAAAGTCACGCCCAATCAATCCACCCTGAATTTGCTTTCAATGTATCTGCGGGGTCAGGCGGTGACACATGGCTGACCTCTCCAAAGTCCTCGGCGGCCCGTGGGCACCGCCACCAGAGAAACTGCTTGCGCCACCAGAAGCGCAACTCATTGATGCCATCAAAGCAGCAGGCCTTGAGCCTCCAGACCACATCGAGATGGATGGCAAGATTCACCGCTTCAAGTCCGGCACCAAGGGCACGCCAGGCATCGACAAGCCGGGCTGGTATCTGGTGTTTGGCGATGGCATCCCGGCAGGGCGCTTTGGTTGCTGGCGTGCAGGCATCGAGGTGACATGGCGTGCAGACGTTGGCCGCAAACTCACCGAGTTTGAAGAAATGGCCCACGCAAGGCGCATCAACGAGTCCAAGGTCTTGCGCGAAGCCGCCCAAGAGCGCCAGCACCAAGTGGCCAGCGATACAGTGGAAAAGATTTGGACCGGCGCACAGGCAGCCTTGCCAGATCATCCCTACTTGGCCAAGAAGGGTATCGGCGTTCACGGCGCACGGGCCACAGGAGACGGCAGGCTTGTCGTTCCCCTCTACGATCCAGACGGCACAATCTCCAGCCTCCAATACATCGACCACCAAGGCGGCAAGCTCTACCACCCAGGCGGACAGACCGGAGGCAAGTTCTGGCAGATCGGCACCATGGATGAACCAGGCACACTCTACGTGGCCGAAGGCTTCGCAACCGCGGCCACCATCCATGAGACCACCAACCGCCCAGTCGTGGTGGCTTACAGCGCCAGCAATCTCGTGCCGGTCACAGGCACACTCAGAGACATGCACGGCGCAACCCAGGACATCGTTATCGTGGCAGACAATGACAGCTCAGGCGTTGGCCAACGCTACGCAGAACAGGCCAGCGCCAAATACGGGGCCAGAATGGTCATGCCACCCATCCAGGGCGATGCCAATGATTACGCCCAAGCAGGCAACGACCTGGCCAGCCTGCTCATGCCATCCCATGATGACTGGCTCATCCCAGCGGATGACTTCTGTTCCCAGCCCTCCCCCATCAGCTGGCTGGTCAAGCGCTGGATTCAGTCCCAGGCATTGGTCATGGTCCACGGGCCCAGCGGCGGCGGCAAGACCTTCGTGGTCTTGGACTGGTGTCTCAGAATGGCCAGCGGCATCGAGGACTGGTCAGGCCACAAGGTAAGGCCAGGTAATGTGGTCTACCTCGCAGGCGAAGGCCATCACGGTCTGCGCGGCAGGGTCGCAGCCTGGAAGCATCACCACCAGGCAGGCAAGCTCAAGATGTGGCTCTCCAAAGACGGCTGCGATCTCAACACCCCCACCGGATACCTCAAAGTGGTCGAGCAGGTGCGGATGCTCCAAGAGCGCCCCAGCGTCATCGTGGTCGACACCCTCCATCGTTTCCTTCAAGGCGATGAGAACTCAGCCCAGGATGCCAAGACCATGCTGGATGCCTGCAACGCCCTCATGATGGAATTCAACTGCTCAGTGATCTTGGTGCACCACACCGGCGTGTCAGACGAAGCCCAGCACCGGGCCAGGGGATCATCAGCATGGCGCGGCGCCCTCGACATCGAGATCAGCATCATCCCAGGCAAAGACGACCAGCCCATGCAAATCGTCCAGCGCAAGTCCAAGGACGCAGAACTTGCCGAGACCGTTTTCGTAGAACTTCACACAGTCGAGATCCCAGGCTGGCGCGATGAGGATGACCAGCAGGTCACAAGCGCGGTGGTTGTGGAGGCCTCAGCGCCCGTCCAAGCCAGCAAAAAAGACAGCAAGATCGACACCCACCGCAAAACCTTTGAAAGCGCTTGGTGGGGCACAGGTGCTGAGATCCGTGAGGGTTTACCCTACATCAGTCGATCAGCCCTCAAAGACAAACTGGCCGCAGACGGGCGCAAACCCAGAACCATCGAGAACGATCTCAGCCCAGCCTACACGGACAAACTCATCGGCGCTCTCATCCTTTCCGAGATCATCAGCCCCCTCGAACATGGTTGGGTCGTGGTCGATGAAGTCCAGGCCAGTGCCATGATGATGCGAAAAGGTGGCCAAGAATGAAGCCCCCTAGCCCCCTGAATCCCCCTCCAGGGTGTTTTAGGGTTAGGGGGCAAAACGCTCGAAAAGCCCCCTCCCTCCCCCTCACACCCTTTAGGGTGAGGGGGCTAGGGGGCATCGAAGCGGCAGATTTTGAAGGTGAAGTTATCCACAAGAAAGTGAGTAGGTACTAACATGACAGAACAGACCAACGTCAACGAAATGCTGGCAGGACGCGAAGCCAGATATGGCAGCTTTGAAGGCCATGCCGAGATCAGCCAGGCGCTCAAGCTCACCATGCAAGATCGGGCCAAGTGGCCAATGCTGGATGACGACCAGCGCGAAGCCCTTGAAATGATCTCGCACAAAATCGCACGAATTCTGAACGGCGATCCGAACTATGCCGACAACTGGATTGACATCGCAGGCTACGCCACCCTGGTGGCAAATCGACTTGAAAAAGAGGACAATGCAGCATGACCACAAAATCACACTTTCACAAAGGATCAGCCATGAAAGCCATCATCGTCTTGGCCATCACCTTAACAGCCACATTTGTTCAGGCACAGACTCAGACCACACGGTGCGTCAAGAACTGGGATGGCAGCGTGACTTGCACCACACGCAGCGGTGGGGGATTTTGAATGGCAACCAAACGAACAAAGCCGGGAAGTGAAGACCGCGCACAGATCAGCGCACTGGTGCTGGATGGAATGCGCAGCGGTCTGAGCGCGTTCAAAGCGTGTCAAGCAGCTGGCGTGCCGAATAGCACTTTCTTACGTTGGGTTGACGATGATGCTACCCTTGCGGAGAATTACGCACGCGCGAGGGAAGACCTGATCGAACGCATGGCCACAGAGATCATGGAGATCAGCGATCAAGACGTTGGTGTGGCTGTGGATGGCAAGAAAGACTGGGCGGCAGTGCAAAAGCACAGGCTGCAAGTTGACACTCGCAAGTGGTTGCTTTCCAAGCTGGCCCCCAAGAAATACGGCGACAAGCTGGAGGTGTCGGGCGATCCGGCAAACCCGCTGGTGCAGCGCATTGAGCGTGTGGTGGTGAAGGCATGAAAACAAACTGGCTTGACCGGCGCATCAGCGCACCCGGTCCATATCTGTGTTTGTGTTTGTCTGAAGCCGAGTACAAAGCCGCGCTCAAACAAATGGGTGTTGGTGCGGTGGACAACTGGATCAAAACACCACACGCCAACGCAACGGCGCACCATATTGCATCACCAAAAGGACTGGCCTGTGTTGTGTGCCTGAGTGTATGGGAGGGAAGAAACCCCATTGAAGTCGCTGGACTGCTGGTGCATGAGGCCGTTCATGCGTGGCAAGAATGGTGCGATTACTACGGGGAAATAAACCCTGGTAGCGAACAAGAAGCCTATGCAATTCAGGGAATTTCACAGGAGTTAATGGCCGAGTTTTCTCGAAGATTGGAAAAACATTGACCACCCTGCAACTCCAGACCCCCGAATGGGCCTTGCCCCTGCTCAACCCAAGCCGCTACAAAGGCGCATGGGGTGGCCGTGGCTCCGGCAAGTCCCACATGTTCGCCGAGCTCATGATCGAGGCCCACA